AGCTTGTAGTTAAATTGAAAGAACTGCTTGAGGTTCAAGGGCGTGATGGTACATGGAACTACGACCCATACTTTCACGGTATGTATAACGGTATGGAAGTTATGCTTGCTGTATTGGAAAATAGAGAGCCAGTATTTCGTGGAGCGCCAAAGAAATGGCTATCAAAGAAAGAATGGCAAGGGCTGACGGATGAGGAAGTAAAAATACTTGCAACGCAAGGCAGAACTGATTTTTCAAGGCCGATGTACAACGAATTTTACAGCGCCATCGAAGCCAAGCTAAAGGAGAAGAACACATGAACAAAATTCGCATCAAACAATATGAGCAAACAGCCGACGAGAAAGTATCTTTTAATGGTATTAAATGGCTACGTAAGTGGGATGTCTGTGTTCAATGTGATAGCGCAGAAGAAGCAGAAGCACTACGCGCCAGACTAGCGCAGCCTGAGCCAGCAGAATGTGATGGAGGCCAATGCGGGATCGGGGGGTATTGTAAAGAGTGTCCAAAGCCGCAGCAGTCGTGGTGCAAAGCAATGAACGGCTGTGACAGTAAATGCGAGGATTGTCCAGATAAGCCAAAACCGGATTACGAAGCCGAGTTTATAAAAGATTGGAACGAAGGCAAAGTGCGGCGCGTGTCTGACGGTAAACGAATGGTTCCAGAGCGCGAATGGGTTGGGCTGACTGATAAAGATATTGAACAAGCCGCGCAAGGCGGCGATACAAACTTTTGGGATTTCTGCCACATCATAGAAGCCCAGCTAAAGAAGAAGAACACATGACAGACCTTAGAATTAAACAAACCGCCGCAGCTGACACAGCCACCGGAGAACGATTTTGCACTCAGTGCGCCCAGCGTAGACCTTTACGTACCGGCGGAGAGTGGGTAGCTAGCAGGGACGGGCGACATAGGCGTTGGAAATGTGGAGATTGCTGGGTTAAAATTAAAGAGCGAGAGAAATTAAAATGAGTGAAGCACCTCAAGTAACTACCGATGAATTATGGTTCCGGGATCCTGATGTTTACCCACCGCCTAGAGCAGTTAGCATGTTGCTCTTGAACCCTGGTGGAGTGTGCGTAGTCGGACCGTGGACTGATGACTGTATTGGTTGGTGTCCTAAGCCGCGCATACCGCGTAGTATTAAAGACAAGATGAGTAAATTATGAACAGTATCGCTTTTGTAATTTGGATTTCAGGGTTCCTAGTTGGTTGCGGTATATGCGCAGCCATGCTTTGTTTAGTCATACATTTTCTTGGAGGTGATGCATCATGAGTTCTTTTCCGTACACTGGCGGTTTGGCTGCAGAGATGACATTGAGGGATTATTTCGCGGCAGAAGCTATGAAAGCCGTTTTGATAGATTCAGATTATGAATTAACAGCTGTGGAAGCGTATAGGATCGCAGACTGGATGATTAAACAGAAAGACCGCGTATGATTGACTACCGGTCTCCAGAGAATAGAGTTGAGTATTTCAACCTTCTGTATCAGCTCAATCTGCAACACAAAGTAATGCCGGGACTCGTGTATTTGTATATGCCTGAACTAGCGGAACGTTACGACTGGGACGCTGAGCAGAAATTATGGTTCGCGTTTTTGAACGGCCTTACGCAGAACCCGATCACCTCGTTAAATTTACTCACAAGGCTACCTATAGTACCGCCGACAACTGCTAAATTGACGTTCTTTACGGACTGGTTTAACGAAAACTGGGACGTGCTTCAGTTTGACACTGACCGAAAATATCAGAAAAAAGATACCGTAGAAGCCATCAAAGCCTACGCACGGTTGGTTGAAGAACATAAGACACAGGAAGCTATGCTGACAGGCAAAAGTTACAAAGAACTGTGGGATCTAGTACGTAACAACTACGTTTCTTTCGGCAGATTGTCTTCGTTCAGTTATTTGGAATACGTCTATTTGAACGGTTTCGGGGCAGACTGTGATGACTTGCTTTTTGATGATAAAAGCGGAAGTAGGTCTCACCGCAACGGTATGTTGTTTCTACTCGGGCAGGATCAACACGTCTGGGATAAAAGATTAGACAACGGCTGCAAGGGCGAATACGACAATTTCAAAGGCATGTGCGGTTATCTAAAACAAGAGGCTAAGGGTTATCTGCATGACTTCTACACGAAGAGGTACCCGCACCAGCACGTAGGTAACTTTACGATGGAGTCTAACCTATGTACCTTTAAAAATCATTTTTTCGGTCGCCGGTATCCTGGTGTTTACGCTGACATGGCGCAGGAGCGTATTAAGTGGGCTGATGAGAGAGGTTTGACTGAGATCACTGAAGTGTTCAAAGATATCCGTTCTAACAGCCTTCCCGAGTGGCTCAGAAGTGAGTGCGAAAAAGAACGCTTGCCTTTAAAGAAGAAAGCAACTATATTTCCATTAACCGGTAGACCTCATCGGGCAGAATACTTTATAACTGGAGAACTATGAAACACATAATTCTACGCATTGCGGGAACTTTTGGCTCGGGTAAAACCACAGCAATGCGGCATTTCTTAGAATACCCCAGCTCAGCATTAAATAGCAGCGCCAACAAGATCATGGGTTACAAGGTTGACGTACCCAATTTGAACGCACCAGCTTTTGTAGTCGGTAAATATGACAACGTGTGTGGCGGAACAGACTCTATCAAAACCCAAGATGACGTAGCGGAGCGTATCCTCAAAGCGCATAATTACGGCCACGTGCTCTATGAAGGCGCTCTCGTGTCTGCTAGCGGCCTCGGGGGAGCTGTAACTCAGGCTGTACACCCAACCGGCTGTGACGTCTATGCGTTCCTTGACACACCTTTAGAGTTATGCATAGAGCGCGTTTTAGGTCGCCGTGCGGCAGCGGGTAACGACAAAGAGTTCAACCCCAAAAACCTGGAGCAAAAGTATATAGCCGTTATAGGTTGCTATCGTAACTTGCGCGCTGCCGGGTACGACGTGCGTTTGATTGATCACAAAGACCCGCACCCGCAATTGTTGAGCATTGTTAAGGAGTTTGAAAATGCTTGATTATTGCCCGTACCCACAGCCCAATGCTGAAACAGTTCGCTCTACTGAGGGGCTGTTGTATTTTATTTGGGAGAGAGAAGTAATACGATTGACCCGGGAGAAAGGGCATGACGCCCCATGGACGAACGACCCAATATTTTCTAAATATAAATTTACAAATATTCATCGTAAACACGACAGGGTTTCAAAATGGATTATCAAAGAGATAATCAATCTGAACCTGAAAGACAAACACCTGTGGTTTACACTGTTGATCACACGGCTTGTGAACTGGCCACCTACGTTGGAAAAATTGATTTACGAAGACATAATACCTTGCTCCCCAAAGAATTTTGATTCTCAGGCTTTTTCGAAAACCATAGAGGCTTTCAAAAAAGAATCTCCAAAAATCTACTCCGGCGCATATATGGTTTACCCGACTAAAAAAGACATAGGCGGAAACAAGTCAACCGCGCTTGCAAAACATATTATTAGCGCGGCAGTTGACTTAGCTGATGATGTTGAAATTGAGTTATGGCCTGATGATTCTATAAAATCAATTGAAGGTTTTGTCAATGTTTTATCAAAATGTTTTGGTTTGAGTACATTTATGGCCGGGCAGGTTGCCGCCGACCTCACTTACGCTAAAGGTCATTTAGATGACGCAGAGGATTTGTACACTTACGCGCCGATTGGTCCTGGAAGTTCAAAAGGTTTAAATTATCTTCATAACCGTAAGCTGTCTACAAAGTGGGCGCAAGGTGAGTTCAACAGAGAACTTATAAAAATTAGAAAAGACATAGAAAATAAGTTAGAGATAAATGATATGACGCTTCACGACGTTCAGAACTGTATGTGTGAGTTTAGCAAGTATTGCCGTACCGCCCTAGGTGAAGGCGTGCCGAAAACATTGTATAAACCAGAGACGGAGTTCTGATCATGGAAATAAGAGTTCGTAATGTCAATCAAGCTTTTAGTGACATATTCTGGCGGTTGAAAACTTCAGGGTTGGTGCCTGAGCAGACCCGCAACGGTCCTGCGTTAGTATTCCCTGAGCCGGTCATTACTATTTATAACTGCCCGATTGAGCGCGTGTTGTTTCATCAGGGTCGCGATGCTAACCCGATATTCCATCTAATGGAATCGATCTGGATGCTCGCTGGCCGACGTGACGTGGCTTTCTTGCAGAATTTTAATAGCAAGATCGGCCAGTTCAGCGACGACGGTAAGGTGTTTAACGCGGCCTACGGTTATCGCTGGAGACACCATTTCGGTCATGACCAGTTAGACGACGTGATTAAGCTCCTACGTCGTGACCCGACAAGTCGTCAGGCTGTAATTGAAATGTGGGATCATAAAGATCTCAACAAGCGTACTAAGGACAAAGCCTGCAACACCCAAGTAGTATTTGATACCCGTGGCGGTCGGCTTAACATGACGGTGTTCAATCGTTCGAACGATTTATGGTGGGGTGCTTACGGAGCTAACGTGGTTCATTTTAGCTTTCTGCAAGAATTTGTCGGTTGTGCTATAGGTTTGCGTACCGGAGTTTATAGGCAGGTTAGCAACAATCTTCATTTATATACCGAGTTGTATAACGCTAAGAAATATGTAGATATGCCGCCAGACCCAGACGTGTATGATCATTATTCTTCCGGTAACGTCAGGCCAGCGCCAATAATGTTGAACGGTGAATACAGAGTATTTTTAGCGGACTGCGAGGCTTTCTGCAACGATCCGTTCAATCAAAGTGCTAAATATAAAAATCCGTTCTTTACGTATGTCGCCCAGCCGTTAGCTATGGTGAGCCGCATACGTAAGATACATGCCGGTGATGGGCGCGGTTACGCGGCAAAGATTCGAGCAGAGGACTGGCGTAGAGCCGCGTTTGAGTGGATTGACAGACGCGACGTAGCACGAGCCGAAAAGGAATAAGCAATCGGTTTCAGGTTGTCGATTGGAAATAACAATCTGGCAACCTGCGTTTTGGGTTATAATTTTTTACATAACTACTAACTGAGGAACTCATGAAAGACACTTTAGAATTCATCATCGCTGGAATGGAAGTTAAACGGTATCATACCGTAACTACGTTGGTTACTGAGACCGTCGGTCATCACTCTGCGGGAGTGGCGCTTATAGCTATGCTGATCGATTTAAACCCGAGTAAAGGTCTCATCATATCAGCGTTGTTTCATGACCTAGCAGAGCACCAGACGGGAGACATACCTTCCCCGGCGAAGCGTAAGTATGGCATTCATGATCAGGTTAATGATTTGGAAGAAAAGCTATTACGTTCTGCCGGTTTGGCTATGCCTCAGTTAGATGAGATTGACCGGCGAACTCTAAAGTTGGCCGACATAGCGCAAGGTGCTTTGTTTTGTTCTCGTGAGATATCCCTTGGTAACAAACGTATGCGTGGTGTGTTTGACAGGTACATATCTTACGCAGAAGAGATGATGCTCATCGGTCGTGAAAAACAATTATTTGATTTAATTAAGGAGTCTGTGAAATGAAAGCTAACAACATTCAAGTAGGAGGCGACCATTACAAAAACTCAAATATTCCTGACCATTGGGACGTCGTTATTGCGCTTAATTGGGATTACTTGCTCGGCGCAGCTACTAAGTACCTCTGGCGGCTCGGTCGTAAGGGTGACGAAAAGAAAGCACTTGAAGATCTCGACAAAGCTATACATTATCTCCAGAAGAAGCGTGAGTTAATGGTGTCTGAGTTGACGCGTGATGACGGTTCGGATGCATCTTACGGTTACGTAGATCAAGACTAACATGGCCACTTTCGTATTCGACTGCGAGACTCTACCGAACCGCACCCTGGTGTGTTTCAAAGATATAGAGTCTGGCGATATGTTTGATTTATGGCGGCATGAGGAAGATTCGCCTACTAAGCTGCTTAAGTTTCTGCAGCAACCTGACGCTACTTTTATTGGATTCAACAACAAATCGTTCGACGACATAGTTGTGGCTGCTTGGTGTATGGGGCGTAATGAGATGGAGATTAAATATATCGCTAACGACATAATCGTGAACCGAGTAGCTCCCTGGAATGCGTATCGT